TGAAAGTATGTATTCTACCAAAACCTTCTCTTACCTTCCAAGTAGAAATAGGCTGGTTATACATATTCTTAATGAAAGAACCACGTTGTGTCTCGTCTGCTAGTATACCTACTGGTTTTATGTCTGCTTGTTCTACATTACTCATTTTGGTCTTCCATTATAACAGCTTTCTTGTAAGTCCCACACTTCTTGTTCTTTTACTGTAAGTTCTTTCTTTTTACATTTCAGTTCTAGCTTAAAAGAAAAAGCCTGAAAACCAAACTTGTTCCAGGCTTCCTGTAGAGCAATACAATGGTGTTTGTTATTTTCTAGTAAATATAAATGCTGTTTCCACCTACTTCCAACGTCTCTGCTTTGACCAATGTATACTCTGTTTTCTTCTAAGCAAGCTATTTTATAAATACCACAAGTTCTAGTAAACTTTGACCAGTTTTTCAACTTTGCTTTCTCCTTGCGAGCTTTGCGAGCCTGCCTGACTATAGCAGTCATTCTACATGAAGACTTCAGTTTTGTCAAGCTAGGCTTTAGTTTTGTCAAACTAGTAGTAGTAGAAGTCTGTGTCTTCTACAACAACGTGGTTATTACCCCTTCGCTGACGACCGGTTTGAACGTATTCTTTCAGGTCATTAAGGCGAAGTCCTAGTTGAGCTTCAACTGCTGGGGCTAAAGCACCGTCTCTCATAGCATAAGAGCGGTAAGCGAGTATTGCTATAATGTCGTGGTATGGGACAAGGTTGTCTATGTAGGTTGTCGCTGCTAGGTTGCTGAAGGTAGTCAAGTCCGCTTGTCTAATATATTCAATGTCCAAGCGACCAGAAATAGGGTTAGAGAAATACAAAGTAGTTCCATTGAGAAAATAACTTGGTGCTTTGTTAAGGTCGGGAACATAAAGTTCATTATAACTTCCAGCTCCTTGAAAAATAACTGAAACAAGACCAGTGTTATTGTCCACATTCATAACGTCTAGCAAACGTAACATAGCTCTGTTATTAGTCCAGGCAGTATTTCCTAGAATAGCAGAAGCACCACCAGGAACAATAGGGTTTGCTGTAAGGTCTAGAGTGTTTACGCCTGAAAGGTTTATTCCTATTGTAAGTCTTTCAGCATAAGTCTTTGGGTCAGACTGAGTAGCGTATTCACGGAACTGCTCATAAGCAGTCTGTAAGTAACGAGAAACGTCTGTGTCCGTCAAGAAAGTTTTATTTGGTTCGTCGCATAGCTGACGAAAATAAGTTGCTATTTGCGCTATGTTCATTTAGCCTCCAACGCCTCCCATTCTTGGGTTGACCCCTGGTCTTCCATAGTTGCTTATACCTTCTGCGTCACTTCGTGGTGCGTCTGTTGAGTTTACAAGTCTAGCTAATGCTGGGTCTAGAGCTTCGTCTTGACGAATAGCTGCGACTTCTCCAAGTGTTTGTGTTCCAGCAACACCTGAGTTTAGACCACCTAATAGTTGTTTTGCTTCGTCTTCATTTGCTGGAACTGGTGGAAACATCTTACTTCTCTTCAGTTGTTGTAGAGCTTCTGCTGGTTGACCAAAAGAAATAATAGAGTTAAAAATGTCAGCAATGTAGTCTTGAACTGAAACAGGAAGCATAAGGTATTCGTCTGTCTTCATAAAGTCACCAAAGACCTTGGAGAATACGTCAAGGTCGTCAGTTGAGTAAAGTTCAACTTCATTACCTTGAATAATAGCTTCAAGTATTTTCTTAGCTTCAGAAGTAGAAGCCATTTTCTCTATAACATTGGTCATTCCACCTGTCTTGAAGCTTATTTCTTTTAGTGCTTCTTCTGGTGTTATGAGACCAAGTTGTAGCATTTCAACTACCTTTGCGTCTCTGTCTGGTAGTTCAGAACGGTAGAGAGAGTTGGCTTCAATAAATACTTCTGGGTAGTCTACAATGTTTGTGTCTCGTATTTCTTGGAAAACTGCTCCACCTTGTGTGTCTAACATTCTCATAAACACAGGTTCAGTGTAATAGTTCTTCATAAGAACCAAAACAGTTTCAGCCATTTTCTTAACTTCTTCTTCAATGCTTTGTTGAGTTAGTTGTAGCTGTGAAGCGTCGCCTTGTTGTAGAGCTTCAATACCTTTACCGGAGACAATACCTACTGCTCTTTTACCAATAGAGACAGAGTGAATGCCTGAAACGTCAAACATTTCTGCTTGAACTCGTTGAATGTTGTCAATAACATAAGCAGGAATAGCCTCGCCTGCTACTTGTTTTGGCTCACCACCAGCAGGGTTATAATAAACTTTCTCACCAGCAGTGTTTGTAATGGCTTGTGGTGAAACACCAGCAGTCTTTGGAATAAGCCACTTGGGGTTAGACATCAGTTCAACATTGTCCAATATTTGGTTACGGAACTTATTGTAAGAGTTTTGTAAGTCAATAAGAGGCTGAATAAGACCAATACCCCATAGTCTATTTGGTATTTCAGAATAACGAATGTGTTGAATAGGGAAGCAACCTTGTGGGTATTCTCCTTGGAAAAGGTAAGTGTTGTTGGTCATAATAGCATAACGACCGTCTTTCCAATAAACTTCGTAAGTCTCAATGCGGTTTGCTGGAACAGAATAAGAAGCTGTTTCACCACCTACAGTAGTAGTGTAGTCACCATTGGTTGAAACTGTTTCTTCTATTTCTTTTTTCTTGTCTGGGTAAGCAGCAATAAGGCTCTTCTTTGGAACAAATGAACGAACACAAACCCAGTTGGCTTCGTCAAGAGAAGAAGAACCTCTTTCAAAGAATAGGTCATAAGGGCTTACAACCTTCGTACAGACCTTCTTTTTGTCTGCGTCATAGTAAGTGTGCAGTCCGACATTTCCGCAAGACACAAGCCATTCTATGGCTGTTTGTAGAACACCTTTCATATTCTCCTGAGACCAATAATAACGAAGAGCAACTTCAGAAGCTTGAGCTTTGGCTATGTCGTCATAAGTAGGAGAAGCTGGTAGAACAGCAATGTTTGGGTAAGAGGTTGCTAAACGAGACACAACTGAACGAAATAAGTTCAGAATAAGGTTAATAACAACTTTGTTTCTACCTTTTTGAGAACGAACAGCAGTAAAACGAGTAAGGTTACGGTCATAAACTAGGTATTGACGACCTTCAAGGTAGTAAAGGCACAAGTCAAACATACGAGTTGTGCCGCTTTTGTCGGTCTTGCTTTCTTGTATTTTCTTTTGAAAGTCTGTAGGAAAGTCTTCGTTCTCGTAGCCTGTCTGGTTGTCCCGCATTATTTACCTTCCTTCTTTGCCATAGCCGTAGTCATAACTTGTTTTTTCATTCTTTCTTCTTCTCTTTTACGAAGGGTGTCTTCTAAGCCAGCATAAGCACTCATACCTTCTCTTACCGCTTGTGTGGCTGTGCCTGCGGCTTCTGGACTACCTTCGGCTGCCTGAATAGCAGCATTACCAGCGGCACCAGCAGCCCCGCCAATAGCAGCACCAGCCGTAAAACCTGGAAGCGCACCAATACCAGCAGTAGGAATACCTCCTATAAGAGCGCCAATAATACCACCTAGTAAAGAAGCTCCACCTTGAATAGCACCACCAGTTGCTTCTGCTGATGCTTTTCTCATTTGTTTTGCGGCAGCTTGTCTAGCTTTACTTTCGCCCTCTACGTTGTCTTTTGGTCCGTATTGTGGGACCATTTCTGAAACTTTATAAGCCATTGTTATATTCCTTATGAGTAAGTGCCGCCTTTGCGTCTGTATTCACTTTCTAACCATTGTAAGCTAGCTGGTGTTGGGTGAGTAGGAAACTTTTTCTTTGCTCTGTATTCTAGCTTTGAATAAAGTCTTGTGTCGTCTGGTCTCTTTGCTGCTTGCATAAGACCTTTTGCGGCTTGTTGTCTTGCAGTTAATGCTTCTTGAAGAGTTGTGTTCGCCATAATAAATAGCTCCTACTTTTTGTTTTTCTTGCTTATTTCTATGGCGGCAAGTTGTTTTAATGCTTTTTCCCGACTTTCGTGTTCACCAAGAAGCTTTTTACCTTCGCTGTCCATAACTTGGTATTTTGTGCCTTTCTTCTTTACCATTATTTTTCTCTCTCCAAGTATTCTGCTCGGTAACAGTTTTTCTTATTCTCAATAATGTCCTTACACATTATAAACATTTCACCACACTTGGTCATTAACATTTTGTTTTTGTCTGAACACAGACCTCTTTCTTGCCAACAACCTTGAAGTTTTGAGTTCGTCTTTTGGTAAAGCTCAGACACTTTGCGGTTCTTTTCTATTAACTCTTTCTTTTCTATGGAAGCTAAACTGAGTGTTCGTTCATAAGAACCAATAAGAACTAAAGTTACTACAACTACACAGCCTAACAGAATAGAAAAGAGTTTTTCAGCCACTACATAACCTCTGGTGGGTCTGGTAGGGCATAGCCTTCGTCAAGCCAGTGTTGTCGAGCTTCACTCAGAGTAAGAACTGTAGCCCATTCAACATAAGGGTAAGAGGGAAGCTCAACTGCAATGGTCCACCAAAAAACCTTTCCGTCTTTTGTAGCTTCGAAAGGAGTGTCTTCGTGTTTTTGAGAACACATGTAGGTAAACCATTTCATTAGCGCACGCTCCATTGAGCCACTCTGGTCAGCTCATTTAAGTTTTTCTGAGAACTTTCGCCATTATAAAGAATACAAACTTTAATAGCTCCTTGAAAGAACAAAGCAGAACTACCACGGCTTCCTAGGAAGAGGTTATTAGAGGCAAACGGTGTGCCTTTAGGGTTGGAAGTAAAAACAGTTTCTATTGCTGTTTGTCCGTTTGTTGAACCAAGTAGTGTATTAGCAGGAATAGGGTTGGCAGTGTCCCAATAAGTTCCGTAGGCTAGTTTTTCGTTGAAGCTAGCTTCGTAGTTTTTGAAGTTAGTTGGCAACGGACCTTCTGACTGAATAAGGACTGGCGTAGCATTTATTGCGTGAACAATACCTCTGGTAGTGTAGAAACCGCCGCTGTGTGTCTCAACTATTTGTCCAGCGTCGCTTGCGTTTGTGACTGAAATAATAGTCAGTTGTGTTTCACCGTTTATGTCGTCGCCGGTGCTTCTTGAATAAGTCTGTGCGCCGGCAAAAGCCAAACCTTCTGAAGTCCAAGCAGCACGGGCAGCAGGACCGGGTCCTGCCCAGCTTACGGCTTTACGTTGTGGCATAAGGGTAGGTTCTATTGGTGTTCCTTCAGCTACTTGTGTCTGGCTATAGTCAACCCACCAAACAGGGTTAGTACCATTAAGCTGAGTAATACCCACGCGACGCATAGCTTTTACTCTCCTGTCAGAACCAAGAGAAGGAATAGGTTTGCGTTGTCTTGCGCTTGTTTTGTGGGAAATAGCCTTCATTCAGCCTCCTTAGTTAGCAATAAGACCAATAGCAGAAAGCCAAGTGTCGGCAGGCATTGCACCACCAGCACCATTGTCTACCAACTCAACGGCAACCTTTTTAGCACCGGCTACTGAAACGGCAATAGTGTCTGCGGTAATACCAAGACCAGGACCGCCAGAAACGGTTCTTATGCCTACTTCTTGGTCTTCTACCCACCCAATGTAGTCAAACCACCACCAAAGCCTCCAGCGGGCTGTAGCGGGCGCTCCAGACACGTTTGTAAGCATAACGTGAAT